CACGTCGGCAAGTGCCTGCACGCGCCCCTTGAACCATTCCGGTGTGGGCATGTTGCCGCTGGACAGGTCAGCCGCAATCGAGCTTGTGACGTTCTGCATGGCCGCGCCCACGGCGTCTTCGCGCGCGCGAGACTCCCATTTGAAGATCGCGCCGGCCGCGAAGTCGGCGGCGTGCTTGCGGTAGGCCAATTCGACACGCGGCTCGGCCCCCTTGATTTGGCCGTTAATGAACTGCTCAGCAGTAGCGCGGGGGTCGTCGCTCGGCCCGAGCTTGTCTATCGCCCCCTGGAGGGTGGAAGCGTCCTTCTGCCACATGGAGCCGCCCAAGGCGCCGTGGTACGCGTCTGCGTATGAGTTACGCTGAACCTTCGTGGGGTCGGGAGCTTCCCCGCGCTGCGCGCTAACTGTGCCCGCGATGGCGAGGTCTTTGTTCTCGCGCTCTACCTGGGAGTGTTCCGCGATTAAGTCCGCGTGGCCGAGACCCTGCAAGGCCGCCTGGGCGCCGGTGAAGAAGCCGCCCATAGCCTGCGAAAGTGCCCCCATGGTGCTGGCGACAGGGGCCACCGAACCGGGGTTGACGGGCGTGCGCTGATACTGGACCTTGGCGCGGCCCTCGACTCCCGCGCGTGCAGTGTCGTTCTGTGACCGCTGAAACTTCGTCATTACTTACCGTCTCCTGACAGCGTCGAGATACGCCGCGTTAGTTTGGGACTTGCTGTAGATTTGCAGGCCGCTTCCAACCGTGGAAGCTACGGCGCTGATTGCCGACGAGCGGGCGTTAGCCGACGCGCTTTTGGCGGCGCGGGACGCGTCGTCGTGCGCGTATTCCTTGCGCCGCTGGAGGGCCGCAACCTCTCGGCTGCGATTGCTCTCTATGCGGGCCACGTCCAGGCCCTCGAAGTATGCCGCTTCCCCCGATAGGCGGGAGGAATTCACGGTACCAAGGCCGCCGGTTTCCCCCGCGATAACGCGGAGCGTCGATAGCTCCCGGTCGGCCTCGCGGGCGCGGTCGCCCTTCTTCTGTCGCGAGTCCTCGTCAGCCTGCTTTTGTTGCTCGGTGAGTTCGCGGTTCTGCTGCTCAAATTGGGCATTGGCGGCGGAAGCGGCGGCCTTCGCCTGTGATCCCGCCGACGCAATGCCCATAACACCTTGGAAGACCGAGAGGCCAATTCCAAGAAGCATTTCAATTCCCATTATGCATTTCTCCCAACGTCGTTGAAGAACCCAACCCACGAACCTGAGATGATCGTAAACGGGAGGTAACTATTGCTGCGCGCCTCAACCTTGACAGTATCGGCGCGGGACATTACGGGGAACTTGAAGGTTCCCCGAGGGGATATCGCGATGGCCCCCACCACGTTTTGAGCTTCGCCCAAGAAGCGAGCGTTGAACGAATAGGTATACGCTGCGCGCTCCGAAGGGGTGATGACAACGTCGAAGTAGCCGCTCTCCCGGTAGGACAGCGCCATGCGCTTGAGTTGCAGGCGCCCGGTAATAACCGCGGAGCCGTCTTCCTTGCGCACGTACTGCTTTGACAACACTACGCTAGACGTGAAGCTCGCCCCGGCGAACACGGCGAATGCCGAGAAGTCCCCGCCAGCCTTCCGAACGGTGGTGGTGGTCGGGTAGGTCAGCGCCGTAATCTCGGCGCCCCGTTCCCCTACGGGCCACGTTCCGGCGCGCACAAGGCGCGTCAGGCTTCCGTGGGCGTATGGCGTGGTCCACGTCGTCCAGTTGTTCATCGCGTCGTATACTCCGGTCAAGGTAACTCGGCGGTCCAGAGCGACCTCGAAGTTTAACACCGGGTCGGTGACGGCGCGGTAGGCGCGCACTTTCTCCAGGTACACACCGTCGCTTCGCGCGGCGACGATAAATAGCTCGTTGTCCAGAATGGTCATGCCGCGCACGGTGGCGCCGGCAATGGTCCAGCGGTGCCACGCAGACTGAGCTTTCTCTTCACCGGACCAGTACACGCTGTAGACATAGACCGCGTCGGGGTCGCCCGAGGTGAGAGAGAACAGTGTTCCAGAAGTTGGCTCGGCGACGAACTGCATGAGGCCCGTAGGGACGTAGCCCTCGGCGTGCTTCGTCACGTCCGCGGCCGTGTTGGAGATGGTGCGATCGTCGTAGAAATATTCAAAAACGATTGCGTTGTTTCCATCGGTCGATGCGAAGTACAGGCTATCGCCCATGACCACGGGGCGGCACGTCCGCGACGCGCGGTAGGACGTTGTGAGGTCAATCGCCGCCGTCTTGGGCGTAAGCGAAGTGGTACCCTGAGAAACCTCGAACTGGGCAAGCTCGGCGGAGACGAATAGCGACGAGCGAAACGGAACCGCCCAGTCGAATATCGTAACCTTAGACGTGGACGCGGCCTTGTCGATCGGGTCGCCGTCTAGAACCTCGGTGGCCTTGTCGGGCCAGAGATTGAAATAATCACCCGCTTGGGAGAAGAACACGTATTCGTCGGCCACAAATCCAAAGCGGTTCTTGTGCAAGAACACGTCGCGGATCTGGCGGGCGACGAAGTTAGGCTTAGGTACAAGCGACTCGTTGCCCACGGCGCGCGGGTCCCAATCAGCCTTTTTGAACGTGAACGTTCCGTTTGTCTCGCGCACCAGAATATGGGGCATCGTGACTTCTGAAAAATAAGACCGAGACGCCGGGTTAGCAACTTCTTCCCACGAGCCGTCTGCGCGCCCCATGACGTAATAGTCGTCGAGCGTCGTAGCGTCGCCGTTGATCTTCCAGATTTGGTTGAGCACGGCCGGCTGCGCGAGGTCGGAGAATTTGCCCTTTGTGCCGTTGATGGCAACAGCGGAGTGAAACACCACCTCGGCCACGTCGATAGTTGCGGCGATGGCGACGGTGAACTTCAATCGCCAATATCGGTAGGTGCTTGGCGCCTCATAGTCCCACATGTCCACCGCGCCGGCGACCGGCGTTGCGGTTTGCACTGTGGTATAGGTCACGGCGTCTGAAGAGTATTGCAATTGTACGGACGTCGCGCCCACGATTCCGGAGACGACGGCCCGCGTTACCATCTTCTCAGTGCCCGCCCCGTAGTCCTTTCCAACGTTGGCGTCTACGCTCGCGGCCTCGCTGGCCACGGTGACCGGGTTGGCGTCGAAGGCGGCCACAAGGCCACCGCTCGCCGTCATGTCTCCGATGTTAGTTCCAGTGCCGCCGGCGATGGCACTCCAAGCTGGGTTGGGCTTGAGCGCTACCTTCTTGGTGCGGTTCACAACAAACGTGTAATCCGCAACCGAAACACAAGCGAAGTCTGCGATAGGGTCGGACACGGCTAGGTAGCTCACGCCGTCGGGCGTGGCCACCGATATGGTGCTGCCTGTAAGGCCATTGAAAATAGAGATACTAGAGTTCCCCAATACAACTAGATACTTCTCCGAAGTATCGCGGTCAATTGGGTGAACGAAGTAGGTTGTCCCAGTCGCCAAGCCCGTCAGGAGGGAAACGTGGCGCGTTGCCGGGCGCCGTTGCGGGCCGCCGTTCACAACACTTAGGATGACGTTATCCGCCTCTTCAACCTGCGCCGGAAGCCGGACGATGTCGGGCTGGCGCGATACGCCGTTGAAGAGCGACTTGATGTCGCCCGGAACCAGCTTGCCCATTAGCTACCCCACTGTGCGTTTCTGCGCTGCGCGATAAAGCGCGCGCTGGCGCTGGATTGAAGAACATTGTCATTAGACGTGTCAGCGTTTTCGTCTTGCCACGCCGCCCACGCCTCGTCTTCGCGGCGCTTGGTGAAGCCGTCGAGCGCGGCGCTAGACATAGAGCCTTCTTGAAAGATGCGGCCCGCGCGACACATTACGTAGCTTGCGAGCGAATACGGGAGGTCGTCGAATTCTTGGAGTTCTACCAGATTCACCGTTACGGACTTCTTGAAGACGTACGAGTTGGCGGCCATGTCGTAGAGCTTGCCGGCGCGGAATGTCACGCGCAGGATGGTGTCAACATCGCTACTATCTACCTTGAGGGTAGTGGTCGGAAGGACGATCTCGCCGGAGATATTGGGCACCAGGACGAGGTCATAGAACGTGTTGCAGTCCCAACCCTTCGCGAGGACGTTGCGGAGAACCTCGTCGATCTTACGCTCGGCGGCCTCGGCGTCGGCATTGCCGGAGCTTAGCGAATTGACCGGCGACTCGCCGATAGACGATAGAATGAAATTTACTGCGTCGAGCTTTGGGAGGATTGCCATCTGCCTACTTGAAAAAAACAGGGTGAGGCCCGCGCTATGCGAGTCCCACCCTGATAAGGTTACGAGGTCTTGAACTCTACCGCGCACTCCGGACGGAGCGTGCCGTGTCCAACCGCCATTTTCGCAACCATGAAATCCTCCTGGCGACGAATGTCGCGGGTAGTCTCCATGTTCACGTCTTCCACAATAACCGTTCCAACCGCATCCGGAACCCAGAGGACTCCGGTGGTCGTGGAATAGTTCGCCCGGTACTTAGAATAGACCGTAATATCGGCCGTGTCGTCCGCCGCGGGAATCGTGCGGAGCGCCATCACCTTAACGCCGTCGACAATCAACGTGTCAAGCTGGTCGGCAACCGCGCCTTCGTTGCGGTTCAGAATGAGGTAGCGGCCATTGACGTCCTTCGCGTACTTGAGCGCGTCGAGAACGGCGCGGCTGACAACCATGTAGCGCGGCTTGTCCTCGGGGACGTCCTTGCCAAACAACGCAATGTTAGCGTCGCGGATTGCATCAATCCACGCTTCGCCGTCAATCGCGCCGGACGACAAGAGGGCCGCGTCAGTGATTACGTTGCCGGCCGGGAACGGGCCGTCGGCAGCCGTGCGGGCGGCGGCGATGATCGCGCGGAGCACGTTCTTATCGTAGACGCGCGCGAGGGCGCGGCCCAGCTCAGCGGAAAATTCCGCCGTCACGTCGAAATGGGACATTTTCGCGTCGAGATCGTAGATCGCCGTATGCGCGACGAGCTTGCCGTCCACGGTGATCGTCACTTCGCCGGTGTCGATGTCGTTGCCCAAGAGTTCCTGGCCCGCGGACATATATTCCGCCGTGGCTTTCCAGGTCTTCGGGAACTGCGCCGACTTAGCGCCGAGAAGCGTCTGCTCGCGCGACATGCCGCGCATAATGACGCGCTCAGTGAATGCCGTTAGGACTTCTCCGGAGAATGCTTTAAGAAAAAGGTTGCGGTCGTCGACCGCGGATTGCCCGTAACCAAACCGCGCGGGCTGGGAGCTATCGCCAAATGCCATTGTTTGTACTTTCTATTCTTTGGTGTGCAGGCTCAGGCGACGACGCCGGCGGCCTTGAGGTCGTTGATAAGCAGAGCGAGCGCGGCGGCAATTGTAGCCGCCGTGGTCTCGCTGCCGGCAAATGTACGGGTCGCGCCGGGGGCGGTAATCGTCCACGCGTTGAGGTACGCCGAAGCGTCTTTGCCCAGCAGAACCACGTTCGCGCCGCGGAGGTCGGTCGCGCGGAAGTCTACGCGGCTGCCTGAGGCGGAAGAGTAGTGAACGTTGGCGTCGGAGCGCGTCCAGGTCTTGGAAGCGAGAACGTACGTCATAACGCCGGCTTCCCATTTGCGCGGGTCGTCGGCGGAGATCGCTACATAGGAAAGCGTATCGCCGTTCGCGAGGCTGGGAATTCCAGCGAAGAGCATGCGGCCGAAGGCTGCCTGCTCGGAAGAACCGTCAAACGCGGCCGAGGCCGAAACGGCCTGAACAGTTTGACCGAAGAGAGCGGCCAGGGGGCCGCCAAAGTGTGCCATGAAAATAGGCCTTCTTGTTGAGGTTAGGGGGGTGTCTACTTTGACGCGCCGGTTATCTACTAAGGTTTAGACCCCGTGGGGTCCGCCGTTCGTGCCGGTCAGTCTCGGGTGGGGTTAAGCGCGCTCTCGGCGGGTTTCCAGCCTGTCGAACGCTCGCGGCCCCTGCCGCTGCTGGTAGGAAACCAGCGAAACTTCGCGCGCTCGACTACCGGGGCTTATGGCCCGCGGACGTAGGAGCGCGCTCGCGTTCTGCCTAGGAGGTTGGGCAGCGTGCGAAAACGAAGAAAGGCCCCTAACCGGCGCGTGGCCGAGAAAGGGGCGGGGTGCTTACTTAGCCAAGAACGCTACGTAGCGCTGGCGAACGTTGTTGCGGTACGCCGGGTCTACGGCATATAGCTTCTGGCCGCGCTCGTTTGTCCGGCCCATTGCCTGGAGGTAATCGGCCTGGGAGCTGAAGGACGGCCCACCGGATTGCGACGCGCTGTTGGCGCCGCTCACGGTAGCGGCCGGTTCCCCCGCGTTGCGGCGGGTATCGTTGTAGCGCTTCATCAGCGAGTCGACGCCGACTAGAAATTGCCGGCCGGCGAGCATGTCGTTGACTTCGGAGATATCCGGAGCGCTCATCCCGGTAACGGCCCACGCTAGGGCCTCGTTCAGCTTATCCTTGCCGCCCGCGCGCTCGTATGACTTCAACTCGTTTAGCTCGCGCTGCGCCTTCATCCCCGCGACGTATCCGTCAACGACGTTGCGCGGGATGCCATTTTGCTCAAGCGCCGTGTAATCGGAATCGTCCAGCTTCCACGCGGATACGACCTTTTGCTCCAGGGCGTCGAAGTCTAGCCCGGCGTTCGCCACCGCTTCCTTGACCTCGGCGGCGTCTGCCGGGGCCGCTGCGTCTGCTGGGGCCGCTGCGTCTGCCGGAGCCGCTGCGTCTGCCGGGCCGGCGGGCACGGGGGCGGCCGGCTTCGCCGCGCCGGTCTTCTTCCCCTGTGCCGCCTTCCACTCGGCTTCCACCGCGTGGGCCTGCCAATTGTAGGCGCCCGTCTTGGCGTCGTAAAACTTCGGTTGGCCGGTCGCCGGCATGGCCGCAAGCGGCGCCGGAGCCGGAGCCGGGGGCGGGGCCGCCACAACGGCGGGCGCCTCCCGGGGCGGGGCCGACTCGCCGCGCATGAACGCTTGGGCGTTGTCCGCCCTCCAGGCCATTTCGTGCGTATATTCGGGCGTTCCCCTAACGAGGGGGGCTGTCGGGGTTG